TTGATTTTTTAGATTTTGGTAGATCACCATCAATGGTTTTAGAAGATGTGCTCGATTTGCTAACTGAAGTTTGGACTTCTGGAGGAGGTTCTGCAAATCCTGCCCTCTTATCTGCTTCAACTTTCTTTGTCATGTTTATCGCAAGAACATCATCATTCTTCGCATCTTTCATCAACTGATCGATGTATTCTTTAGTTGCCTTCGTAGCACTTTTAGGACCAGGAAAAAACTCCCATCTTCTATCGTTAATATAAATGCGAACAGGTTTACCGAATCCCGTCCCGACTTGTTTGATAATAACTCTCTGTCCCCTGTAAGTATATGAACTTAGATAGAACTCTTTTTCAAAGTTTGGATCTAATGTTACATCGTCTTTGTTTTGTCCTGCCGTAGTTGGAATCAACTTGATTTTTTTAGGCGGGATGGGTTTGGTTGGCTTCGGTGAACCTGTGCCCATTGTGTCCATATCATTTGTGGGTGTTGTTGCTACAGGTGCAGACGGCGACATCGGAACTTCACTCACGGTACTCGGTTGATCTGCGATATTTGAGGACAAAAACTTCTTTAGTTCCTCAATTTTGAAGTAAACCTTAGATTCCAACTCTTTCTGAATTATGTTGCGGAATTTCTCCGCCTCTTTTTTCATAAGAGTTTCGATTACCGAATTGAGAATGTCTTCTGTCTGTTCGTCCATGTTTTCCCTTTACGCAAGACCGAACTGTGATGTATCGGGTTCGATCTTGCCTGCATTGCGTTCCTTTTCGATTTGTCGATCCATATCCCGAATATCTGCTTCCGATTGCCCCAGAACATTTCTCCGCACCCATTCATGAGAATAGTACTTACCTATGTATGGTTTAATATTTCCTAATTCATCTATTTGATTCTTGCGGACTTCACTATTCTTTAATTCAGTAAATAGATTATCTTTAATGAAGTCAAAAGATATCGATTCCCTCAGGTCTGGCCAATCATCTTGTGTGATAATTTTCTTAAGAACTAGTTGTTTCTTGAGCAAATCAAAAAACAATTCGCTGAATCTAGTTCGAAGTCTGTGAATAAACTTGGTAAATCGAACCTCATCACGGGTGATTTCTGTAGATCTACCAAGTATAAATTGCTTATCTTGTTCAAGCCGACTAACAGGAACCGACAAAGCACGATAGAGTTTCTTTTGGAAATAAACCACATCAGTTAATTCACCTAAATTTGCTCCACCCTGTAAAGTGGTTATTTCCGTCCCTTTACTACCTTCACGACGAGGTAACCAATAGTCTTCAAGCATACTCATGAATTTACGGTCATCACGAATATCACCGGTGTTTGCATCATAAACTAAACGATTTCGATACTGATTCATCAGTCCTTTTACATATGCTTCGGCTTTAGTTTTTGGGAGGTTACCGACATCAATATAGAAGATTCTTCTTTCGGGTGCACGACTAATTCGATAAATTACAACAGCATCTTCAAGCATTCTTAGTTGATTGAGTGGCTTGATTGCTTTATGAAGAAATCCGACTATTCTTTTGTAGCGGGAATCCATCAGCCCCGATGCACAAAATGCGATAGCATCGTCGCTAATCCTAGTTCCACTAACATTTCCGCCTTGACGGGGATTATCTTTGCTATAAATGTAAAAGTCATGATAACCTGCGATGACTTTTGTGCCGTCCTTGAGAGTTTCTTTCTTAAATTCACGAATTTTTGTGATATTCATCGGATCAATATATCGGCATTCAAGAATTCCCTTTTGTGGATTCTCTTCATCAATTATGATATGGAAATAAATTCGACTATCTATATACCATCTTCGAAAAATATCTGCACCTTTTGTTTCAAATTGCAAAACTCTAAGAATATTACGAAACTCATCGTGAATTTTTTCTTTGATACTGTCTGGTTGCTTTAATCGATCTAGAATGACCTTTACAGGAGATTTCTTCTCGCCAAGAACTATCGCCTCATTGACAATGTCATCAACTGCAACCTCTGTAATTGGATCCATAGCCATTTCACGGTACTTCATAACTAATTCAAAGTCATTACGAACCGTACCATCGAGGTCAACATACTGACCATAAAATCCACCGGCTTCTACTGGAATAGCACCATCGTCCGAGGTCGGAACCACGAACGATTTAAGTGCTTTAACATTTTCTCTTTGCTTCTTGGACCGCTCTAGTTTAAAGCCGAATATTTCTGCCATAATGATTATTTCTCCTTTAGAACCTGGGGCGGTGTCCGAGAAGAAAATCTATCAGGTAGTTAGATTCTCAATCTCATAGTACTGATAAGTCATTGTAACTTGGAAATTTGATGGTTCGCTAGCCTGGGCCATATCCAAAGCAATTTCGCCTAATGTTGAAGGCCAGCAACCGACAAACTTGTAAGTTGTAATTATGTTACCTTCACGGGTAAGTGGAGACACATACCAGTCAGTCATGAATGTATTCATGGAGTTTGGACCAACATTTGTCTTATTTGTGTTGATACTATTCTGCCACGATTCAAATGCCTTTCTTAGTGTATATGCGCCATCATTATAAACTGTAATAGACCAGTCATTAAAAGTTCTATCAGCAGGATATTTGAATTGGCGACCCATATAGTTTGCTGTTCCAATGTTCAGCACACTATTTGGAATAGAAGCCGCTTTACACAAGAAAGAAACCTGATTGTTAGGGCTTCCTGCACCAATCGCTGCCGCAACATTATTAATTGCTCCGGCGACTGCTTGTCCGAAAAAGGCACCTGCTGCTCCCGCTGCGAAATTAACTGCACCAAGTCCAGAATTTGGAAAATTACCCTGAACTAGGAATAGGTTGTTACGGGCAACACCATTTATTAAATTTGCTCTGAATGCGTCGATACTAAACTGTGACATTTTTACTCTCCTTGTTATTTAGAGGTAGATTAAGCCCCAACTTCGCTGAACGACACACCGGTTCTTGTAGCAACAAAATTCAACTGAATGAAATTGATACTACGAGCGGGTTTGATATAAATGTCTGCAACGAAACGATTTCCATCGATGACCTCTGCTGTATTGTTTTTCTCATCACAAACAACTTTGTAGTCTACAATTCCACGACGGGACTGAACATCCCGCAAGAAAGGCTCAACTAGAGAACGGAATTGTGCTCTCGTGAAGGAATCGTTGAACTCAAACAGGCTATACTTGGCGGCGGTAGCAATTGCCTTCTCAAGTACAATAAACAGACGGCGCACATTAATACGGTCAAATGCAGAGGGCTTGACTTGTGCAGTCTTGTCGCCATAAAGAACAGTTCCTTCACCAGGAAATGTAACAACTGGATTGATTCCATTTTTGTAGAGTTCATCACGGAATGTTTGACTTGGGTTGAAAGTCAACTTAACAACATTTTTAATGTTTCCACGATTAAATCCTGCGGGACTAAACCAAGGATCCGTACTTGCATCACTACGGGCGCAAAGTCCTGCAATGTCTCCATTCAACGGAACATAACGGTACTTATCGTTGTAGATGTCATACATGTACTTGTAACCGCTATCAATAAACATGTAAGAAGAAGATCCTATCGTATTCCGATAATTTTTAGCAATAGTTAATTTATCAGTTTCGGAAGTTGTTGGATCCTTAATCGGACACGACACAAAACCAATACAGTCCTTTCTCGATTCGACAATATCCCTAATTGCCTTTCCTACACCATCAGTAACCGAAGTGCCGCTGCCCATGTACTCCGGACCACCAATTATGAGATTCACATCTTGTGTCTCTGAGTCTGTGAAAGCAGTAAGTCCTGTAGCAACAATACCTATCAAATCTGACGCACTAGCATATCGTGCCTCGTCAACACCCCCTGACAGGCTATAGGTAGCAATTTTAAAGGACACATTTGCTCCTGTTGTGTCAGAAATGTAGTTAAAGCCAGTGAGAGGACCACCCAATATCCCACTTCCGAAACTTGCAGCACTTCCAGTTAAATTTGAAGCAGCAATAATATACTTTGAAGTATTGTTAATTTTGTCTCTGAAGTAAATTGAATTTCCTTGTCCGTCTTTTGCATTGTTCGACAGAGAAACATTGGAAAATCTTTCAAGAACTGTGCCAGTTACACCCGACCAAAGACCATTTTCATCATACACAACAAGGTGAAACTCATCGGCAGTACCACCTAAATTCTGTACATATAAACTAGTTCCTGGACGGCCATCGAACTCATTTTTAAATTCCCATCCATCAAAATCGATTGGTCCAGTACCCGCACTACTTCCACACGCAGAAATGGCGAGTGAATTTCCAATCGATCCTGCGTAACGAGCAATAAATGCTCCGTGAGTCGCTGATTGAACAAGACCAAAATTATCCTCATTTCTAATGAGTTCAGCAGTTTTTGAAGTAGGGACCGCATTTTTTGCACTTGATGAACTTTTAACTGAACGAACAACTCTAAGATTGTTTCCGTACTTCAAAAAGTTTGCTGCGGAGAACCAAGAATCATAATTCGTATCATCTGGAAGACCAAAATTAGATACTAAAGCATTTTCGCTGTCGATTACGACAACCTTGTTAATTGGTCCCCACGCAAATGGTCCCGAAAAAGCAGCATTAGTGGTTGCAACTGCCGGAACAATTGTGGTCAAGTCTTTTTCTGTAACATTCACGCCTGGAGAAAGTTGGAATGCCATTTGAGTAATCTCCTATTTGATAACTTTAAGTAGTCGAGTGTATTTAGTGTTTCAAAAAATCTCGTCTTTGTCTGTTGCCCAATTACTAGATTTTGCCTCATTATCTGAACTAATCGATGTCTCTCTTCCTAGTTCGGAAGATGACTTTTCATAATCATCTTGAAGACCAGACTCTATGAACCCAAAGGGTATTAGTTCTTCTTCAAGTTTTTTAATCTTTTCCTCGTAAATTTTCTTTCTGACATCTAAATTGCTAATATCTTGAAAATATGGCTGCGTTGTCATCCAACCGAACATTACAAGACAGGATACCAAATCGTCGTGATATCCCGAACTCGCCTCAAACGATTGGCCTTTAGCAATAAATGTACTCAGTTCTGATATTATATCAAAATCGTTTAGTATTAACTTATCGCCTTCTATCAACTCTTTTAAAGCATTACATCCCAATTTTTTTGTCTGTGTACTTGTTCTTAATCCGGGATAAGCCTTCATTCCACCGTAAGCAGTTGCAAGTCTTTGTGATTTTTTATTTTGAATGACCACTTCAAGAAGGTTGTCATATTCCAATTCCTCTTTAAGTAGATCAGCAACCCGCTGTCCGATGTCATTAATTTCAACAAGAATCATCGCTTCGTTGTATTTATTTCCTACAGATAGGATAACATTTGGGTAGATTTCTGAAGGTATTTGATTGTTTTTATACTTTGCAACCACTTTATATGGAAAATTAGTCACATCAATCACTACAAATGCATTATAATCCTGCCCTACAGATCTACTTGTGTCCACCGTAATTGAGTAAATGTGGTTTTCTTTAGGAGATTCGTATACGCAAAGGCCATCACTTGAACTGAAAATAGGCTCACAGAATGTTAACGATGCCAATTTAGATGTTTTGATAAGAGTATTTTGTGAACCGAGGAACTCACATTCATATTCACTTGCCCAATTTCTTTCAGATGTATTTCTGATTGTCTCTGCTTTAAATTTTTCATCTCGACCAGGAATTTGCCACCAAAACGCCTCTACGGGTTTAAAGTTTGATTTTCCGTCTTTAGCGTTTTGCCACAACTTATAAAACATGTTCAATCCATTAGGAGTACTAACTATTACGGTTTTCGTTGTCTGTCCTGCCGTAATAGTCGGATAAACAGATGCAAAGAAATCCTCTGCTATCTCCTCAGGAACGAATGCAAATTCATCTAAAAGTAAAAAGTTATATGAAGAACCACGAACAGCACTTGATGATGTAGATGAACAGACCACTTTAGACCCATTTTCAAGTGTAATACTGGTTTTGTTCCACTCAATTACCCCTTGCTGCATCCACTTTGGAAGATTTTCATAAACAAGTTTAACTCTGTCCATGATTTCTGTAGCGGTTTTCAATTTGTTTGCAAGTATGGCTACTTTGTATGATGGATTGAACAAAACTTGATGAACAATCTCACCAATTAGACAGGTTGTTTTACCTGATTGGCGAGGAATCTTGCAAATAGTGAATCTATTGTTGTGAACCGATCTTACTATCTCTTTTTGAAATTCATATAAGGT